ATTTCACCTAGGTTAGTACCACCCGGTAATGTTTCAACTTTAGATCCACGCCCTTCAGCAGTTTGTGGAAAGAAGTAATCTTCGTTGATTGACAGAGGATTATAACTTGAGTCTATAACATTTGTGCCACCACCTGTCTTGGATGGGATACGTCTTTGGTGTATTTCCGTTTTTACACGCTCCACAAATTGCATAGCAAGGTGTGAAGGCATGTTACCCACATCAACGTAGAATACTCTGCGCTCTGGCGCACGTTGTACACGATAGATAATAATCGCATCTTCTAATAATTCTTTTTGTTTGTATACTTTAAAAATACTTTCTAATAGTGAATTACCAAATGGAAAGTTTTGATCAAGTCCTTCACTCATTGACAAATGTACAACATGATTTGCATCTACATAAGTTTCATCATGTTCTTGTGCAAATCTACTTGTGTTACCACTTGGTGTATGATTACCTGTTTGGCTTTGTTTTGTAACCGTTTGATATCCTGGACTTGTTCCTCCAGGTCCGTAACTATTAGTTGTGTTTAAAGGTGTTGCTTCTAGTGCTTCAAATGCAAAATTTAAATTTTTAACAACATACTGCTCAGGCTTTTTTCCTTCGCTTTCGTTAACAATAATTTTTGTTACTTGACTAGGATCAACGTGATACCATTTTTGTGTCTGTGGATCTCTAATAAAAAATTGGTCGCCATATTTAAATGCATTACGTATTGTTCTAAACATACGTGTTTCAAATTGATTTAATTTACACCATTGCTTTAGATATTGCCCTATAACTTGTACTTCGCTGTTAGTAGGTGATCCTTTAAAATCAATTTCAAAATGTGTATCGTTTTGTTTGTTTTTTTGTGAACAAAACTCAGCAAGAATATCTAGTGCAGCATTAACTTCACTATCACTATCCATTGTATTGTATTGATTATAACGTTCAATACGATTTGGAGACCCTACATATACGTCAGGCAAATGAGAAGAATAATTTGCAGCAGCAGGACCTACGTTACCTGTACCTCGCATAGAAAATGGCGAATAACTGCCATTTCTATTGTCAGCAGTTGGAACTGGAGTAAAATATTTTTTCCAACTCATTTATAAACCTCTCATCATGTTACTTTGTAAGCCTTTGGTAGCTCTGTATGTTCTTTGTTGTGTGGTAACGGCGTTGCCCTCAATAAACACTAATTGATTTAAAATCTCAATCATTTTATCCATTTTTGTACCTAATTCAGCATTACCACTATATGCATTAGTACTTATCTGTTGTGCTACATTATTATTGCTTTCTTGAACGGTGCTTTCAACGTTGCGAATTGTTTTCATTAAATTCTGCATTACGCCCATACTTGTTTTTGCACTCATTACATTTGCTGGTCCGCTAATAAATTCAGGACCTGCTTCACCGACCATAGCAAATTCATTAGCACCAATAGGTCCACCTTCTGCTCTACCTCCACGGAAAAGTTTACCACCTAAACCTAATCTATGACTAGCGGCAACAGCACTTGCTTGTGCTTGTTCTCTAATAGCTGCTTGTAGTTTTGCTTCTGCTTCAGCTAACTGCTGCGAAACACCTACAACTGCACCATCAGTTTCTTGCAAACCAGTTGCTAACATATTAGCTTTTTGTTCTTGTAATTCATTTACACGAATTTCTGCGTCAAACACTGCAACTTTTGCGTCTTCAACAGCTTCTTGTGCTTTTTGTATTGCAGCTTGTGTTTCACTATCACGTTCTTTAGAATCTTCTATTTCTGCACCTAAACTTTGTGCAACTTCTTGTTGTGTGCTTTCTTGACTTAAGTCTTGTTGTCCATCTACTACTACATTCATAGGATCTCTAGATTCTCTATCAGCTAATCTAGCCATATCAAATAATCCGTCTACAGCACCTGCAAGTTTTTGTGCAATTTCATCAGAACTTGGAATAGCTGCTCTAAATTTTTCTAAACCAGCCATTGCAACATCTTCTAAACGAGGCATTACCGTTTCCATAGCAGTAACACTTAGATCACGCAATGCTTCTTGTGTTCTAATAGTTTCATCTAAAATACCTGTGGTAGTTTTCATTTGAACATATTGTTCATCTAAAATTTGATTTTGTAATCGTGCTTGCGTTTGAGCAGCAGTTTCGCCAGGTTCTGCTGCACCTTCAAGTGTATTTGCATAATCGTAACTTGCTGCACTTGCATTACTAAATGCGTTTGACACGGTGCTTAATCCACCTAAAACCGCAGTATTTCTAAAATCTTCACTGCGTTGATATTCCATTGCACTTGCTGTTGCTGCATCTATTGAATTTGCAAATTGATCAATGTTACCGCTATTAAATGCACTTGCGGCTGCATACAATTCTTCAGCACCACCACCCATTGCAAGTAAGGCACCTCTAGTTTGTTCTGTAGTAGGAGCACCTCGTAATGTTAAGTCAACAAATGCGTCTGCTGCATCTTTACCTAACTTTGCTTGGATTTCAGCAAGTTGTGCAGTAAATGCTGCTTGGTCTTCTTCTGACTTGCCCATTAAAAATGCATTTATGTCACCTGCACGTCTGCGTTCTTTCATTTCGTCAGCAATTTGTTCTCTTTGCTTACCTGTAAGTTTTGCTAGTCCGTCAAGCTGTACCATAAACTCTTTAGCACTAGCCGCTTGCTCTGCTGTGCTCCTGCGATCAGATCTTGCATTTGAATCGCTTATTTCACCGTATAATGCTAATCCTTCTGCAATGTCAGTTGTAGTATAACCTAATTTTCTTAGCTCAGTTCCTAATTCTTGTGTGTTTAAAACAAGGTTGTTCAACTCTCTAAAACGGCTTATAGCCATATCAGTTGTACCACCAAATGCACGTAAAGACTTGTTGTTTTGACCAAGGAATGTAGTCATTTCTTGAACACTCATTCCCATTTCAGCAGCAGCAACTTTAATGTCAACCATTTCTTTGCCAAAGGTTGCACCAATAGCACTTAGGTCTTGATATTCTTTTAAACTTGCTTCAGCAAACTGCACTAAACCATTTACAACTTTACCAAGTGTTTTACCCATGCCTCCTAAGGCATCTGTAGTTGTAGATAATGCAGTGCTGTAGGCACTCATATTTTGTTGGCCAGTGAGAAGCGCACCGCCTAAGCCAACAGCAGTCTGTGTTGTGCCTTGCAGTATGTTTGTAAAGCGTTCTAAATTTAAAATGCTTTCTTCTGCCAAATCATTAAACTCCTAGTTAATACAACAATAAATATGCTATAGTATTTACCTAATAGGAAAACCGGTATGACAAACGAAGAAAGTCCTTTAAAAAAATACCGTAGACAACCTAAACTTTTTATAAACTTACCTAGTAACGGAAAATGGTATAATGAGTCGATTGTCTCTAACGGTGTTGTTTCTGATCTAGCAGTTTATAGTATGACTGCCAGCGATGAAATATTGTTTAAAACTCCTGATGCATTAGTAAACGGAGAAGCCACAGCTAGTAACATACGCAGTTGTGTTCCATCTATTTTAAATCCAATGAAACTTAGAGTATTAGACATCGATACATTATTACTTGGTATTAGAATGGCAACTTACGGTGAAACAATGACCGTACATAAAAATTGTATAAGATGCGGTGAAGATAATGCTTATGAAATTAATTTAAGAAATTATTTAGATTTTTTCCATACATTAGAGTATAAAGATCGTGTTCAAATTGATGACTTTATTTTTAATTTACGTCCATTAACATACGAAGAATGGACAGACATTCAAAAAACAAGTGTAGCTTATCAACGTGCAGTTTCTCAAGAAAGTGCTAATATCAAAGATGAAACTGAAAAAGAAAAATTTGTTCAAAGCATTGTTCAAAAAATTAATGAACTAACCGTAATGACTTTGTTTAGACAAATTGAATCTGTAGAAGTTGACGGACAAAAAGAAAGCAATACCAATGAAATAATTGAGTTTATGAATGAAAATGATGTCAAATATTTTACAAAAATAAAAGAAGTTATTGAACATAACACAACCGTTTGGCAAGTACCAACTGAAGATGTTACTTGCGAAAAGTGTAAACACGAAAGTAAATTAAAAGTTAGCTTAGACGCATCAGATTTTTTCGCAACAGGCTAACGACTTTAAATAACGATGCTATCCTATCGTTAGCCAAAGAAATGGAAAATGAAATAAAAACAATCAAGGATAGCGCATATAGAATATGCTGGTACATGAGAGGCAGCGTACAATATAACGACCTGCTATATAATACTGATATTGAAGATCAAGAAATTATGAGTAGAATTATTAAAGATAATATTGAAAATACAAAAAATTCTCGTATGCCGCTGCTTTAACGTGGTCCACTAACAGGTTGTGCCCTTGTGTAACTAGGATTATTATAATAGTCTGTATTTTGTAAACTGCGTTCAATATCTGCTTTCCTTGATACTGCATCTGAATTAGAACTTGTTGCATCAGGATCTGTTGCATCAGGTTGAGTTGTTGGCGGTTGTTGGTTTTGTGGTTGGTTTTGTGTAGGATTGGTTAATCCAAACGCTTCTTCTAATAGTCCTTCACGTCTTGCAGGTGTAATATAAGGAACTAACATTGATTTCTGTGCTGGAGGAAATAACATGTCTTGGAATAATAGCTTTGCCCATTCAGCACTTGCATAGTATTCTCCTTCTCTACCACCTCTTTCAGTTTGATCGAAACCAAACAAGTCACCGTCTCTAATGCTAACACCAAGCATTTCTTCACTAGCTTGGTTTAAGAACTGCATTGCTGTACCTGCATATTTTCCAGCTTCTGCTATAACAGGTCCTAATAATGAGCCAGCAATGAATTCGGCAACAGATCGTTGTACGGTAGGTGAACTTAGTGCATAGATAACTAAACCCCAAGCAACTTCATTTGCTAACAGCGCAATGATACCCGGTATGGTACCTACAACACTTACCGTTGCACCAGCTGCAATTAATCTAATAATAGGTCTAATGTATGATATTAGTTTACCAAGTAAAGCACCATTCCTAAAGATAACCATTAAAGACATGATTAAACACAAAGCAAGTTGTGCTTTAAGAACATTTACAATTTCAGCACCTTCATCTTGATCTATAGTTCCGTTGTCAATATCTTGTTCAACATCTTCGATTGCATTTAATACACCATAAAAAGAAGCAAATACTAGTCCTGCTGCTATTGCAACTCTACCAAGCAGTCTAAACCATCTTTGATTTTGAAGCGTAGCTAGAAGTCTTCCAGGTTTACTTTTTCTAGCAATAGTTTCTTTTATGTCAACTTTTAGATTTCCTCTTTGAAATCTAGTAGGCGCTTTTATGTCACCGTTTGTAGTTATTGGATTACTTGCAGTAGCATTTACTCTAACACCTTCAGGATAATTACCAGATGTTAATGCACGTTGAATAGCATCAGCACTTGCACCTCTAGCCTGCATTGATTCCATTGCTGCTTGATAAGATTTTGCAGTATTTGAATCAGGCATTTCAATGTAACTTCTTCCATCAGGCATAAAGAATACATGTTTGCCACCAGATAGTTCACCTGCACCAGGAGTGAACAAGCCTCTGTTCATAATAGATTCTAGATCAAACTTTTCATTTAATACATTATCTTTTTCGTCAAGTAGTTCAGTTAATTTCATCCACAAGTGTTCCAGCTGTATAATGTATTTAGTTATTATAAGATGAACTAACGTTCATCTGTGTTTTCGTTACACTCAACACGAACTATCAGTTCTTGATAACAATATTAATAAGGCATATGCAAAGCATATGCTTTTAGTATTATTCAGATTGTGAAGTCATAATTCGCCCGTTGCCGGGCGAAGGTAGCTTTTGAGCATTATTCGAGTCGCTTCAGCCATCTTGTTAAAAGAGATTCAATTTACATTGTCGGAGGCGGTTGACCTGTATCCTCCTACTCTAGCTTCGTCATATCAACGGAAGGCAGTTATTCCCTAACAAGCGAAAACACTTACCACGTGGTTGCTTTTTCTCAGAGCCACTATCCTTTAAAGCCTATCGTATACTTCTTCACGTGAGCATTCCACACCACCGGCAACGAGCATTATCTCGGCTGGATCTTGGAGTTTATTTAGAGCTCAATATATAGCCTATTTGTGTTCTAGTAGTGCCTGGCGTAGTTTTTGTGAACCACCAACTCTTACATTGATGATGCCGTTGTAGTATTCGTCTGTTTCTAATACTCGCCTGTCAAATTGTTCTCGTGCTTCGATATAACTCATTTCTGCTCTGCTTTTGCAAAAGTAAAGTATTTCACGAGTAAAATTTTTTTCGCCTAGTTGTTTTACATCTTCGTTCAGTCTATCTGAACTTCCCCAGTATTCACGCCAATCGCTTTCTTTGTAGCCTCGGCGTTTGTTCTTTTTGCCTTTTAGTGGTGGCTTGGTTGTTTTAAACTTTGCTAGTTTTTTGCCTACGTATTTTTGTTTTGTTTTTTTATTTGTAATCAGATATACAAAGCCTTCGTATTCATCTGGTATTGATTCTACTTTCTTACCTTTGTATGTCCAACTCATACATTATGTACCGTTGGATAATTTAAGCCTTTACCTTTTTTGAATTTGTGTTGTGCCTATGAATATATGCGCTGCCAAACATCTTACTAAAGTATTCAGTTGGCCAATTGTTTAAGCCTTTGTCGTATTCTTGTACATTGTTATACATTTTCATGAAGTTGTCAATCGATTTTTTATTATTTGATGCTTGAATTTCATGAAGTAGTTTGTCATTACGTATTCTTTTTATGTACGCTTCTTGTTGCTCAGGTGTTGACTTTGTTGGCCAATCATCTAAGTCTTGCACCCAGTTGTTAGCAATATCTAACCAATTTACATCTGGAAATGCTGTAACGTATCCTACAACACTATCCATGCAATTTGCTTGTTCGTAATATTTTTTCTTTACAAGTCCTTTATGATCAAGTTCACGTCCAATACGTCTCATGTCTTGCCAGAAATGATTGTCTCCACGTCTACTCAAGGTGTAATGCACTGCTGTAAAATCTGCAATGTCATCAAAGTAATATGTTACTTTTCGATTATAATAATCTTTATCGTAATCACGTTGCAACATCCAAGCAATACGTTTCATACACGAAATACTGCTTACTACTGCATTTGCTTCAAGAGGATCAATAAATCCTGCAGCCATGCCTACAGCAAATGTATTTCCAACGTTTGGTGTTTTTAATCTACCTGGCTTCCATTTTAAATTACGTGGTTCACGGATTTGTCTGCCTTTGATAATGCTATGCCAATATTCAAGTGCTTCATCATCACTGAAATATTCATCGCTGTATACAAGCCCTGTACCGATGCGATTAGTAAGTGCAATACTAAACTGCCAGCCCATGTCACGTCTAATACTTCTAGTGTAGTTTACTTGTTCTGTTTCTTTGTCTTCGTATTTGATAGGACATACCCAGGCACTATTAACTTTGTTTGCAGTATAGGTATGGAACTCGGTGGTTAATTTTCCAATTAAAACTCTTGACAATCCTGTGCAGTCAACCCAAATGTCACTGGTTACTTCACGTCCATTGTCTAGTACCACACTGGTAATACCTTCGGCACTGGTGTTTACTTTTTCAACATGTGCTATAGTTTCAACAACACCATATGCTTTACAAACATTTTCTCTAATCCACGGTGAAGTTTTTTCTGCATCAATATGATATGCATATGTTGCTGTTGCAGGCAACAAGTAGTTACCATCGTCATCAAAAGGCATTTTTAAATTTTTGCAGTATTGATAACCTTCAGCGTTGTGATGATATACATCCAAGTCAGGTGCGCTGCGATTTTTAAAAACATCTAACCATACGTCGGTTGTTTTGATTTCATTTGGAAATGTACTTGTAACATTTTCCCAAGTAAAGTCTTTGTCTAAACCGTTGCTCCAGTAAAACATACGCAATACATCAGGACCGTCTGCTGTATCTGTCCAATCTTCCATGTTGTTGCCGTATTTGAATACAGCATCAGTTTCTCTCATAAAACGTTTTTCGTCTACACCCAGCCCGCCTAGTAGTCCTGGTAAGTGTGGAGTAATACTTTCACCAACCCCAATGATACCAACTTTCTCGCTATGTATCATTTCAACCGTTGCATTTGGAAATTCTTTTGCTAAGAAGGCACTTGTTAAACTGCCTGCTGTTCCACTTCCTACAACGGTTATTTTCATTTTTTCTTTTTCCTTTCGTGATTAGCCTTGCCAATATTGACAGCCCACTTGCCACTGGCACGTATTTCGGCTAACTCCTCTTTGTATCTCTGTTTAGCTTCTTCAGCTCGTTGTCTACACAAAGTAACTAGTTCACGTAGTTCTCTGCGTATGCGTCTTTTACTGCGTTCACTTGGTAAACGTTCAAAGTCTTCGCTGGCAGCCAAGTAGTCTAGTACCTTTTGCATTAATTTATCATGCGTGTCGTCTGTCATTCTACAATATCGATATCGTTTTCATATGAAGTAAAGCCATTCTCTTTGATAACTTTCATTACATGATTGACTCTACCAACAAGTTCGTCTTTGTGTGAGATAAGGAAAACATTTTTGCTACGCTCTCTACCCATCTTTTTGAGTACAGCGAGCGCATTTTCAACACCAGCAGTGTCCATACCTGAGTCGATAAGTTCGTCGATGAACAACAAGTTGATGCCTTGATACAACGATTCCCAAACATCACGGAATGCCCAGCTCATGCCTAATATTAGCCTGTTGCGTTCGCCTCGAGACAAGTTATCAAAGTCCAAGTCTTGTCCTAGCTGTGTAATCTCAACTGACAAATCGTTTTGGAATTC